AGCCCTTGAAGGCCCATTTCGCGGTTGTTGCCTGCAAGGCTTTCGATCTCCGGCGAGAAGCCGGACAGGCCCGAGCCGTCAGGGTCGCTGATCGGCCCGACCCGCCGAGGATCGTAGACGAAAAAGCTGGTGCCCTGCGCCGACAGACGCGACAGCATTGCTTCGATAGCTTGCCCGTCCGCATGCCGGGACGGGGCCAGTTCCACGGTCCCGCGCCATAGCTGGGGCGCAATGTCCGCCCGGATCACCTGCCCGCCTCCAAGCCCGCTGCGCTCCTGTTGCACGGGGTCGTGAAAGCGTGCGGATGCGACCTTCAGCGTCTGCTGGAACTCGGCGCGAGACAGGGGGAATGTCAGGGCCATCAGCGGCGCCCCCTCGGGTCGTTGTTCACCTGCCGCACGCGGTCAGGAAGGGCGCGGTCGTATTCGCCCAGCCCGGCACGCACACCCTGCTGCACGAGGCTAACGATATGATCGTCGCCGCTCGCACCATCTACCTGCACCGTGATATGCATGGGCTGACCGCCGCCGCCCTTGGTATGGTCGATGACCGTCTCGTTCGGATGCAGGATCGCACCGAAGCCGCCCAGCCCATCCAGCCCGCCGCTGCGGGACCCGCCCCCCGTAAAGCCACCGCCGGCAAAACTCGGAACAGGCAGTGTGCCCGGCCCGAGGCCGCCGGTGAACGACATCGGGCTGCTGCCGCCCCCGAACAGGCCGCCGAACAGCCCTGACAACCCGCTGAAGGCTTGATTGGCGAGTAGGCGGGCCAAGCTATCCAGAAGCCGGGACGCGGCATCTCGCGCGGACTGCGCGCCCGTCACAAAAGAGGTAAATGCCTGTCCAAAAGCATTTTCAAATTGCTGCGCGTATTGCGTGGCGCTTTCCGATGCGTTCTCGAACTCTTCGCGAAGCAGATCAACGGCGCGGGCGTGCTCTTCCGCATTCAGATACCCCATTGCATGCAGCTCGTTCAGGTCGCGCATTTCTTCTGCGAATCGCTCGGCGGGCGTCTTGATGCGCTCAAGCCAATCTTGCGCGCGCATCATCGCGTCGCTCATCGTATCCACGCCAGAACCAGCACCGCCGGCAGCATCCCCCAGCTCTCCAAGGCTTTCGGGCAGGCCGCTCACATTTATGTCCAAAGAGTTCAGCGTCGCGACCGTATCCGACATGCGCTCCGACATTGTGCCGGTAACGCTGCGCGCCGCACGGTCAGCCTCACGGTTTGCCCGCGCAAGCGCAGCCTCGGCCCGCTCAAGGTTCTCACTCGCTTCGGCAAGATCCGCATCAGCCTGTGCCTGCCCGCGAGCGCCCGGCCCCGCCATGCCGCCACGGCCAGCCGCTGCCGCCATCGCTTCCGCACGGGCCAGCTCGGACGCAGCGGCATCACGCGCGGCGGCAGCCTGCTCCCGGTAATCTCGCGCAGCATTTATGGCCGCCGCTCCGGCCTCGGGGGCAGCCGCGCCATGGAAAATCCCCAAGGCCGCATTGAGCGCCCCCTGCGATTCCTTCAGGTCCTCTATGGCCTGCTCTGTCTCGGTGATGTTGTCGCGCATCAGCAACGCTGCTGCTGCTGCGCCGGACAACAGACCGAGAAACACCCCGACCGGGCCGCCGAGGACCGCAATCGCCGCCCGCGCGGCCCCGAGTGCTGCCGTAAAGGTCCGCGTTGCCGCTGTTGCCAGGGTCAGACCTCGCGTAAGATTGGCGATGGCAGCAACCGCAGCGGGTATCTGTGTGCCCGCCAGCGCGACCATGACCACCCCAAGCTCGCGCAAACGATCCCCAAGCTGGTCAATGTTCTCAGTCAGGCCCTGCACGAAGCGGTCAAGCCCCTCGTAAACACGCGCCATCCTGTCGCCCGCCGAGATGCTCTCTGCTAAAGCAATGCGGAAATTGCGCATTGACTGAGACAAGCTGTCCTGCGCCTGCGCCATGCGCGAGCCCGCTTGAGACGCCCCGCCATATTGGCTTTCCAGCTCATCAAGGATGAATCGCTGCGCCTCCATGGTCCGCCCGGCTTCGACCATCTCGCGCACCATGTCGCGCTGCTGTTGAGTGAACACCGTGCCGGAGCGGGTGAGTGCCTGCATCCCGGTAACAGGATCCTCCATGGCCCGCGCAAGCTGGCGCGTGCTGCTGACCAAATCCTGCCCCATCGCCGCCGATAGATCAGCAGCGGCCCGGATCGTGTCATCAAACACGTCGCCCTGCACATTGCGGAAAGTCAGCAGAACTTGCTGTGCCTCAAGAACACCATCGACGCTTTCAAGTGTCTGTCGCGCAAGGCTCTGCGCGAAACGCTCCACATCCTGCGCCGTGCGCCCCGCCGCACCGCCTGTCGCCTCGATAATCGACTCGATACGGGCCATGCGGGTAAGAAATTCCTCCTGAGAGGAAACGATTGCCCGCGCGCCGAAGGTCGCCGCCATCGTCGCCGCCAATGGAACAATAACCCGGCGCAGCATTCGCATTCCTGATGCCATGGACTGCGAGGCGCGATTCATGCGCTGCTCTGTGCGCGCCCCTTCTTCACGGAATCGGGCAAGATCACGCTCGCCACGCTTGAGGCCAGTGGTATCGCTGCGCACCCCTATGGTCGCGAAATCGGTCATGTGGTTCCCTTTCGCCCTTGTGCGCGCTAAAATCCGCCTCCCCGAAAGGAGCCGCCATGAACGCCACTTCGATTTCCATTATCGTCGCCGGTGCCGCCATCGCGGGCGCGGTCCTATATGCCGCTGGCGTGTTCGACGCCGACACGCCGGATCACCGTCAAGCCGTGATGGCGCAGCTGGTTGACCCCGAGAGCGCCCGATTCCGCAACGAAACGCAGAACGATTTGCTGGACATCTACTGCGGCGAGGTGAACTCGCAGAATCGCATGGGCGGGTATGTCGGGTGGAAGCGATACATCGCATATGGCCCGACACCCGAAAGATCCGCGTGGCGGGTCCATATAGTTGACCGCACCACCCCCGGCAGTCGCCCCTGCTAACCCCCCCACGGCGCCCGCCCCAGCGGCTCTCGTCCTATGCGCTGACCGTCCAGATAGGCCAGCGACATTTCCCGCAGAATACGCGCCTCATCCTGCGTCAGATCCGACCAGCCGGCGAACGCCTGAAGCTCTGCCCACGTCAGCGGTATCGGCCCCTCGGCGGTGTGCGATACCATGCCGGCGTCCTGAAAGTCCGTGATCAGGTATTCGCCCCCATCCAGCGGCGGTAATGGCGGCTCCCTTTCGGCCCGCTCATATAGCGCCCAGCGACTTACCTTATCCCCCTGCCTGCCCTCGTCATCGTTGATGCCCGGCGCGTGGAGATAGCCGAGCTGCCGAGCGAACAGCGTCAGTCGCTCGGCGAGGTCTCCAAAAAATTGGACCGGCCTTTCGCGAAATCGCTCACCTGCTCCATGAGCCAATCCGTCGGCGCGTCATATTGCCCCGGCTCGGGGATCAGCTCGGCCTTGGCTTCTTCGCTGTAGGGCAGCACCTCACCGCGCCAGGGGATGTTTTCCCAGCCGATGATGGCCTCATGCAGCAGCCGCAGCCCGAATTCTTCCTCGGCCTCGCGAATGCTGGCGAGAAAACCGCGCTGGTCCGCCTTGGACGCCCGCGCCATGCGCACCTGCAACTCGCTCGTCTTGCGCTCATGCGCCTTGTGCATCTTGCGCAGTCGCGGCGAATGAATGCCCCGCACAAGCACCCGGCACGGCTTGTCGTTAGGCTCGGGCAGCGACACCACGCTCCCGTCCTGCTCATGCAGATAGAGCGGGTCGTCGGTGTCCGGGTGTAGGACGTGCAGCCAAGCGCCATCGTCCGCGCGCTTGGCGCGGTTGTAGTGTGCAAAGTCCATCTGTGATCCTGTGTAGGGTTGGGGTAATGGGCCGCAGCGCCACCCCGAGACGCCACGGCCCCCGATCATTGCTGACCGGATTACTCGGGCTCTTCGTCTTTCACGGTAAAGTCGTTCTGCTGAAACGTGACCTCGAAGCCCTCATGGTTGGTAACGTTGCCCTGGATTTCCTGGAAGGAATGGACGAAACCTTGTGCGTACTGCACCGGGTCGCCAGCCGCAGGCGCGCCCTCCGCCCCGCTGCCTTTCACGATCTTGATGCAGAGAAGCCCCTGCCCGTCATTGGCCTGCGTTTCCAGTGTGCCCTGACCACTATCGTCAGCGACTTTCCGGCACTGGATTTGGCTTGTGACGCCCTGCCCGGCACCCTTGAGGTTGCGCGTGAAGCCGCTTTCAAGGTCCGGGACCTCAATGCCCGCATGCGTGACGCCAAGTTGCGGCGCTTGCTGCAACCCGTTCACCTTTTCCCACGTCAGCGCCTCGAACCCCGCCGCGTCATTCGTCGCGGGAAGCGCGTCCGCGACGTACAGGGTTTTCCCAATGTGATTGCTCGTTGCCATTGTCTTGCCCTTTCAGCATAGAAAAGCCCCCATGCGGGGGCCGGTTTCAGAGAGCGCGCTGTTTGGCAGTCGCCCGCCCGCGCGCGGGGCAATTACTCGCCGGAGCGGTATTCAATCCTGATCGGCGTGTGCCAGTGCGTGCCGTTCGGGTCCTTGCGGCCCTGCATCGGCCACGACTTGATGATGGTGATCGTCTCGCCGCCGCTGGTCAGCCGCAGATCGCGGGGGAAATGCTCGGCTATTTCCTCGGCCTGCGCATCCGCGATGATCTGATAGCTGCCGTCCGTAACCCGCGTGAACAGGTCGATTTGCAGGAGGCCCATGCGGTCGAGCGGCATAGTGCCATCCAGCGCCCACCGATCCGGCTCATTGCGAAGCTGCGAGACGCGCAGATAGTCGCCCTCCGGCGGGTCGAACGTCACGCCCGGATAGGATATCGGAAGGGACGTGCTCAGCGTCTCCACACGGGCCATCAGCGCCGCGTGTATGCGTGTCTCGGGACCGGCCATTAGCGCCTCGCCGCGCGGATTGCCGCGTCTGCGATGGGCTGGAATCGTTGCACGGTCAGCGCCACCATGCCGCCCGGAGCCTGTTGCGACCACCCATCTTCAAGGGGCTGTGCATAGGGCAGATTGTTGACCAGATACACCACGTCGCCCGGCTCCATGCCTTGCACTTCCCCAGCAACCTGGGCCGTGACCGTGTTCCCGCTCGGGTCTTCCAGATCAACCGTCCCGGTCGGCGCTGACCCTGTGGCAACCTGCCAGTTGCCGCGAAACCGCCCCGTGTCCACCGGCGACATCTGGATCACGTTGTTGAACACGTCCATGGTGATCTTGCGCACGACCTGAGACTGACGCCGAAGGATATCTTCCTCGATGCGGCGAAGCTGTTGTTCAAAGCTGGGCATCAGGCTTTCCTCACCAACATGCGGTAATGCGTCACCGCCCCGGCGGGCTTGAACTCGCCCGGATCAACAATCGTCAGAACGCCGATGCTGCACACCAGCAAGTCGGTCGTCGTCGGCACCACCTGCAAGCCGCCCGTCGCGATCAGCGCGCGCCAGTCACCCGACTTGATGAGCGTGCCGTCAACGTCCTTCTGATCCACCGGAAACACGGCCACGCGGCACGCATGGTCGGTTGTCGTTTCGGTCCCGCCGTCCGGGTCACTCGGCCCGCCGCCGGAGACCTCGGTGCGCCGGATTGCCCCGTCCTCGCCCTTGGCCGCAAGCTGGCGATCCACCAGCGCCGCCATACGCTCGTAGAAGCTCATCCCCGTGCAACCGCCATCTGCCCGGCACCCGACCGCACATAGTCGCGCAGTATGCGGTCAACCGCCGTGAAGCGGGGCCGGGCACGCCCGCCGGTGTATTCGGTTTCCTCTTCGAGAACGTCAGCCTTTTCGCGCACGCGCTTTACCGCCCCCTCGAAAACGGCCAGCGGGTCAATCCCGCTCTGGATGATCTGCGCCATCTCCATCTGCGCGTTCTTGATGGCCTGGGGGATGGTTTCCGGCTCGATCAGCCAGCCATCCACATAGCCGACATTATCTCGCGGCCAGCCGAGCGCCTGCGCCCGCGTGCGCTTCTGCCCGCGCCAGTCATAGGATGCGTCCAGCGCCACAGCCGCCCGACGAAGGTTTACCTCGTCTGCGGCATCGGTCCCGGCCAGCGTCCAGCCCATGGCCGCAGCCCGCGCCTGATATTCGTCAAGCGTGGCGTAGGTGTCGGCATTCTCGCCGCCGGGGGTTTCGTCAAGCATCACTCACCCCTCGCTCTGCGGCGGCGCTGGATATACCAGACGCGGAATCGCATGGATGAACGACGCGCAAACATCATTCACCCCCGGCAGGCTCAGCCGCCTTCTTGCGGGGCTTACGCTTGGGCTTGTCGAAGACATAATCAGCGGGTATGGGCGCAAGCTCTATAGCGCGCCTCGGCTTCTCGCCCCGCGCCTGCGCCGCATACCGGCGCTGCATTTCAAGCTGTCGTTTCAGGTTCATGATCTGCCTCCTGACCTTGGGATGGGGGCCGGTTGCCCAGCCCCACACCAAAGATCAGCCGTTGGTTATTTAGTTTTCAACGGAACATTCATCCGTTCGATACCAGGGCAGCGAACGGAATGTTTTTCCTCGCCACGACACGATCCCAGTTGGCATGCGCGCGTAGGTTCGCG